CTGCGGCTATTTCTTAGTTGATTTTGATACCTATTTTGATACCAATTAGATAATAAAGTTTAATAAAATATAACAAATTTTAATGAATTCAAGAATTCTTACAGTTGCTAAGAATGGTTAAAAAAGCTGATATTTATAAGGTTTTTAAGGTATTTTTTCGCTTTGGTTAATATTAGGGTTTGCAAATAAGCTCTTTCTGCATATCTCTAACCCAAAAATTAGCCACAAGACCGGCTATTGCCCTCATTGGGTCTTTGCCGGCAAGCGCCGCTGAAAGGTCTGTAGCGCTCCATTTTTTCGCTCGTCTTATAATACAAGCCACATCTTTGTTTGAGGTAATTTTATTGTCGGCCAAATCTACATCTTCAATAATCTGTTCTGACTCTCCTGTCAAATCCTCAAAAAACGGCATATTGATAAGCGGCGCTGCTTGGCTGGCAAGCTTATCAAAAGCACTGTTATTAGTTACTATTCCACTTTGCACCAGCGCCGATAATTCCATACTTCTGTTAATAACATAAGGATTAAACAATTCCGGTACAATTACATCTGTTAATTTTGTTCCCGCCATAAATTAAATTCCCCCTTGAATACTAGTTCCCGCCTGTGCCGCCAATTCCTTAGCCTGTGCGGGATTTTCCCTAAATAACTCACCTTGTTTTGTCAAATTAAAAGTTTCTTTAGCAAAAGGATTTACTGTTGTGTTTTCCCCACCCCTTGACGGTTTGTAAACAACTCTTTTATTTTCAGCTCCAAATATATACGGCATACTCTCTTTATATCCAGAAACAGCCTCCTCAACCCCGATAGGTATTCCTTTATCATCAAAGTTGAATTTTTCAATTCCCCCGTGCTTATAAATCAAGTAATCAGCGTCCGTAACCCCTATTTTGGTCAGTTTTTCTTTAAGAGCGAATTCTTTTGCCTTTAGTAAACTATCAGCTTTTAACGTTTCTATTTCCGTTTCATAGCCTTTAATTTTAGCCTGTAAATCCTCATTGTCCTTGTTGGATTTCTCTAAATCCTTAATTGTCTCATTTGCCGTCTTTAACTGCTCATTTACCGAATTGAACTCTGTCTTTGGAACAGCGTTTTTCGGAAACTCAATATTGATTTCTTTCATAATCTCGTCAATATTAATTTTCCCGTCCTCAATTTTTGCGTTTTGAATAATTTTTCTTAACCAGTTCATTACAAATACCTCCATAGATTTTTTATTCCGGCTCTTCCGGTCGGGAGCTTCGTTGTTCTTTATTCTCTGCAACACCTAAAAAAGAGTAGTATAGAAATTTTCTCAAACAAAAAAAAGCGTCTAAAACGCTCTATTTAATCTTTTCCAATATTTTATTTATATCAGCTATATCTTTCATATCTCCAAAGGAAAGACTAATCTTAGGAAATATTTCCTTAGTTTTTTTCATAATATCAACAAGCTTTTCAGCACAATTTTGCAATTCCTTGATTTTTTCATCAGAAATAATTGTTTTATCATCATTAATAATCTCATACCGACGATTAAACTCTTCCTCGTCGCAGACCTCTGTAAACCCGTCATTCGAAATAAGCAAATACTCACCAAACTCAACAAAAGTTTTAGATAAAGAATCAGAAACAATTATGCCTTTTTCATTTATCATAACAACCCTTACTTTTACTTTTTTTAGTTCTTCCCAGAAAGCTTCCGTATTCTCAGCTTTCAAAAATGTTTTTTCACTGTTTTTCTTCCTGCATTTCATTTTCAAAACCTCCTATATTTTTGTATATAAAAAGGACCTTTTTATGTCTTGTCCAGGACATTTAAAAAGCGCTTGCAAAATGTAAACGCTTAAAAATCAAAAAAATTGTTTTAATTCTACTTCACTTTCGATATACAGTGCATTTACATAATAATCATTTACTACCTTTATTTTTTTATTATCATAATAATAAATTTGAATTTTAGATTCGTCAACGTCTATAAGCAACTTATCTTTTTTTAAATCTTTTATATTTTTTTCTAAAGCTCCACATTGTTTATTAAATAAATCTTCGTCTGGAATATTGCAAATATTATAAGTAAATATATTTATCACTCCAATCCTAAAGAACGATTTACTTCTTTGTTTGTTTTAGTAGCTGTTTTATAAATATCTTGTATTGCTTCTTGTCTTGACATATTTTTTTTATCCATTTTATCAACTATTAATTCCTCAAAACTTTTATTTGGCCTATTTTCGTCTAACCTTTTTCTTTCTTCCTGGTCTGCCATAAGTTCTCTTGTCTGAGTTCTGTACTTATTTCTCAAATTGCAAGCCTGCCTTGCCTGTGCTTCAATCGACTTACTTTTGTCAATTAAATTCGGGATATTTTCGTCATGAGTTTTATACCAGATTCTTGCTTCTTTATTATTTAAAGAGGCTTTTAATCCCCTCATCTGAGAATAATCAAGACTGTTAAGGCGTTCCTGCTTATTATTTTTAAAGTTATTCCAATCCTCAACCTTATTATACTTCAAGTTTTGGAATTCTTCAAACGTTTTAGGAAAATCATCTTTAAAAATATTTTTATATTTCTGAAACTGTTTTTCATCAGCCACTCTATTTTTGTGCATTTTAATTTCATTTTCAACAGCCTCTTTACCACGCTTTTTAACCTCGCCGTCATACCACTGCTGCCAAGTCTCCCTATCCTCTGGCGGTTCAAGTCCGGAAGCTATGTAATCCTCTTTTTCATTCGGGTCATACTCAACAGTAATACATCTGCAATGATTATGCATAGGCGGCGCATTTACACCCTCTTTACGGTCTTTCACATTAAAAACTTTCATATCAAGAGCCGCACAAGTACCGCACACAGTCAGCTCATGCTCTGACCAGAATTGATACTGTTCAATTCCCGCTGCCTCGTAAGCTCTGAAATTAGCTTCCTCATGAAAATGTGTTGTTTCCGATTCCACAAGATTATATGCAGCTTTAAAACTCTGCCCCGTCTTATCAGCCATTTCTTTAGCCATTTGCGGTAAACTTGTTCCGCTTTGAAGTCCTCTTGAAAGAATATCCCTCAAATTAAAAATAAGAGTTTCTTTGTTCTTCCAAAGCCTGTCGGAGAAATGATTTCCACACCATGGATAAGATATAACGTCCTCAATCATCTTTTCATTAAAATATTTTTTAGTAAAACCCATATCTATGTCAAAGTGTTCCGCCAAATCCTCCGCTTTTCCGATAAAAGACTTTTCAAACAACTTAGAAAAGTCATCATTCATTACGGCAAGCGCTCCGAAATACAGCTTGTTTACAGCACCCTCTATTTGTGTACTAACAGCCTCAAGCCTTGTAATTCGGCTTTGATAAGCCCTTGCGTCAACTTTCGCTTTAAGTTCCTCCGCTCTCACCGGGTCTGTCTCTGTCTCATACTCTCTAACATATTCTTCAAGGGATTTTTTCCATTCTCTATATTCGGCTTTGTTAAGTTCTCTCACTGCTTCAGCAAGAGTAAGACCATTTTCAGAAGCATACCTGTGGTAAAAGTCGTTTATTTTCTTTCTGATGTCATTTGAGGCATTCTCATAAAATTCCAGTAACTTTTCACTAAGTTTCTGTCCTGTCAAATAGGCTTCTCTCTCTCGTTTTAAGGCTCTGTTAGTCCAATAATCATCAGTTGTCTTTCTTTTCGGTTTCTTCTCTTTCCTCACCAGACTTCACCGCCTCATCAGAGCCCATTCTAAAATTTTCATTAAAAAGACCCGCCCCAAATTCCTCTAAAGCCTCTTGTTTTTCCTCTTTAATCTGTTCAATTTCAGATTCAGCGTTTTCAACAAACGGGTGATTTTTCAATATAGACAATTGGGATATAACATTTGAACTCTTAACACACATCTCAGCAAGTTCCGAATCATTTGTAACAGCTGTTCTTGTCCACGTCTGAATAATCTGTTCCGGCTCATATCCCCATTGCCCGCAAACCATTCTTATAAGCCTTCCAAAACCAAGCTTGAACTCTGTTTCCATAAGTCCGGCTTTTAAATCCAGAAGTGAATACAGAAATTTCAGCGCAACTCCTGAAGAATTGCCAAAATTCTGAGGGTCAGGGTCAACTCCCTGCCCTTGTTCAAAAATAGCCTTGCGGCATAGCGTAAGCATTTCTTTTCTTGCCTCAACAGGGATATCAATAGTAAGAGTTTTTAGGTCTCCTCCCTCTTCACTTTCAAGCGGAATTGTCTTATATTTTTTAAGCTGATTTAAAAACGGCGCAAGGTCTTCACCCACATAACCGCTTAAAACAAACACAACTTCCTGAATATCTTCCAAATCATCAAGAAAACCGCTGAAAACCTTATCATAAGCGTCAATAAGAGGCTTTACATCATCTAAATCACTCAATGAGTTATTTCTATTAAAAAACGGAATAAACGGCACTTCTCCAAAATCGTGACTTAAAACATTCTGATACTCAGCAAATCCACAAGCTTCATTTATAATAGCAAACATATCAAACTCTTTAAGAGTTTCATACATAGCCTCATCTGCATCTGACATCTGATAACTGTAAGCATAACATTCTTTTTTATTCCAATATTGGCAAACTTTAAATCTGTCTCCGTTTTCATCTGTACAAGGATATATCCTCAAAACAGCTTCCAGTTCGTTTTCAAGGTCATCAGACCATATAGGAATAATTTGCGTTGAGTCAACAACAGCATATTTCAAAGAACCAGTATCATCTTTCCAGATATGAAGCCACCCGACCCCGCTGTTAGAGGCGTTAACACATAAATCCTTACATATTTTAGCGTACTTGTCTCCCAAAAACTCAGAAATATCTTTATTTACTTTATCATTTCCAACATCAAAGAGAGGCGGCGCTGTAAACATATATCCGGCTTTCTGATTTACAAGAAGACCATAAAAATTAGTTGATATTCTGTTATCAGCGTTTCTCAAATACCTCCCATTTTCCTCGTCGTCATCATTATAGCTCCTTTTATTATGTAAAATATCGTTTTTATTTTCATAATATCTTTTAGCGATTTCAGCCTTTCTTACAAATTCCATATGCCTGCCGGAATATTTTTTGATAAGCTTTTTTATAACTTCTATTTCCAACTTCAGCACCTCTATTTCAAAATTTTTATACTTGAAACTTTCAAAACTGATTCGAGACCGTATCTCAAAGCGTCTATACCATGATTAAACGAATCAACAGGCTTATTAATATATTCATTAGTCTTTTTGTCTTTTTCCCAAGTGTAATTTTCAAATTCCTCAATCAGATTTGTACATCTCTCATCAACAACTATTTTGTTCTGCAAAAGCCGCCCGATTCCATATATAACGCTGTTAGGGCCCTTTACCGAACTTCTGATTCTTAGAATACCGTTTCTTCGTATTTCCGTAATAGACTTCTGCTCAGCCGAATCCGCTGTAATAACCTCTTTGCTTAAGCCAAGACTTTTAAGTGTTTCAGCAATCTCATCATTCAGCATACCTTTTTTAAAATACTCTCCGATTATGTAAATTATCTTGTTAGCTTTGTCATAATGACCCCATACAATAGCTGTCGGGTCATTTGTATATCCAAAATCCATACCCACAAATAGAGGCAAGCCTCTGACCTGCTCAGCTCCTATAAGCTGTTTATAAATAATCGGGAAGACAAGTTTATCAAGAGTAGCGAACTCACCAAGGCAATATATTTTGTAATAAGCCGGATTTGTATTTTTCAAATCTTCAAGCATTTTCCTATAATCATCATTCAAAAACTTGTTATCCCTATATGACGACTGAATAATTTTAGCGTTCTCATTGACATTCAAAAACCAGTGATTATAAACCCAATTAACTTTACTTACAGGGTTAAACATAATAAAAATCTGAGGATATTTCTCATTAAGAGGCCTGAGTCGTATATCAAGCTGTGTGAAATCATCTTCATTAAGCTCAGAAGCTTCCTCAATCATAATATCTGTGATATCCGCTATAGATTTAATCTTCTCGCTGTCATCAAGTCCCTTAAATAAAAAAACACTCCCATTAAACATTAAGAGTGTCATATCGGTTTTATTTTCCCTGTATCCTATCCCCGTTTTGTCAAGAATGCTTTTAAAAACTGCATATATCGAATGCCTTAAAGTATTTCCGACCTTTCTTATGACAAGAACTTTGCGCTTGTTAAAAAGAGCTTTTAAAATCACTTTTTGAACGGCACCATATGATTTACCTGAACCCCCTCCGCCATAATAGATATTGTATCTTTTTCGATAATCATTAATATCATCAAGTACCCAATCATTAAAATACTTATGGTTAAGAATATCTTTTTTCAGAACATTAAAATCAAATATTTTTATCACCTTTTTCAACATCAAACCAATTTTCTTTAATTTCAACTGTTTGTATATTCTGCTGTTTGTCAACAAACAGCCCAAACCTCTTACCAAGCAGTTCAGCAGCTTTAAGTCTTTCTTTCTCATCAGGGCGTTTTTTTAGATTAACCGCCGTTGAACAGCCGTCACCCGTACCCTCAACCACGACAATCTCTGCCTCGCTCTCTCCACGCATTACAGAAGTCAGATACTCTATTACTTCCTGCGCGTCAGCCGTCCGCTTGGAGCTGATTTTTTTAAGTTGTTCGTCAATATAAGCTTTAACGTTAGTTTTTGTTAGTAATTTACTTCCGTTCACTCTTGCCGACTCATCTTTTTTGCAATTTTTATAAACCGCCTTATAAGCCCTTGTAGCATTCAAATCAATCAAATATTCATCAGCAAATTGTTTTTGTTTTTCAGTAAGTCCTTTCATCACCTCACCCCTCATATATTAAAAAACTATGTTCTATTCAAATCTTCCTAATATCCTCACAAACAAAAAAGACCAGCCATTTTCAGCCAGTCTTTTCCGCATAAAGGAGTATTCGTTCAAAGATGTTTTAAGTAAGAGGTTATTACCGCCGAAAAGTTCTTTCAACTTTCGACAGTAATAT